CAATGATCTGCTCTTCGGTGAACTTCGATCTCTTCATGTCCGGTCCTCTCCATGGGCCGGACTCTAGCATCAGATGGACGAGGTATCGGGGGTCAGAGCACCTGGTCTTGTAGGTCGGGGGTGTTGGTCTGCTCATGCAGCCCAGCTACCACGCTGGATTCACGAGAAGAACCCTCTCAGACCATTTGTGCGACAGAGCCTCAAGTATCAAAGAAGCGTCTGCAGAAGTGGTATGCGAGACGATCTCGGAAATTCAGTATGTTGTCTTCCACCGTCATGATTTCACAGTGAGCGGTGCCGCCGTTGGCTGGGCCACGAAGACCGCGGCCTACCATCTGCATGTACAGAACCGGACTAAAAACGGGCCTCGAGATCAGGACCATGTCGGCTTTTGGTGCATCGAAACCTGTTGTCAGGACGCTGTGATTGCAGATCACTCGTAGATCGCCGGCACGGAAGCGTCTTGTGAAATGCTGCCTCGCAAGTCGGTCAGTCTGACCGCTGACAGCGGCAGCAGGATAACCCGCAAGGTGTAGTCTCGCTGCAAGGTACTGCGCGTGGGCGACCGAGTTGGCGAAGAGGAGGATGGACTCTGCCTCGCTATTGGCAATGGCATCAATGATCAGATCGTTCCGGTCGGAGTCTTCGCCCATCCGATCCACGACGCTGTCAGGAAGCTCCCCAAACGTATCGACGTGCTGCTGTTCGCGTTCTGTCAGGGTAATCGGCCTGTCATAGCGAAGGGGGCGATAGCTTCGGTCGGCGAGCACGCCCATCTTGGAGAGCTTGTCGTGAAGGCCAGCCTGGTCGGCCGGAAACCAGCGACGGTCAAAGCGCGCTGCAAGCCGCTCGGACTCGTCGTCATCGTATCCGCGCCACGGCGTTGCGCTGAGGCCGAGCACGGGCGCTTCACGCTCCCGTGCTCGCTCGCTGCCGACCTGAACATCGAGCCATCGCAACAGGTCGGTGTAGCTCGAGGTTATCGCGTGATGGCACTCATCTATGACGATGATCCCGGTCTGAGCGACCCATGCGAGTTCGGGGCGACCGCTACGGCTGTTCAAGGTCTGGATGCTTGCGATCACTACGGTCGGCTCGTCACCCTCCGACGGTGACGGGTTACGCTGACCACCCCATAGCCGCACGATACGAAGATCTTCGCCGGGCTCTCCCACATTGACCCATAGCTGGCGAAAGCACTGGACCGCCTGCTCGCACAGTTCATCGGTCTGGGCTATCCAGAGCGCGGTTCGGCGTCCATCTCCCTTCAAGACGAGACGCACGACAGCCTCGGCAGCGACACGCGTCTTGCCGGCGCCTGTAGGCAGGCTGACCACCGCTCGGCGGCGACCAGTGCCTGAGGCGAGAAGCGAGCCAATGCTCTTCAGGATATCTTCCTGGTAATCGTGGAGCGGGGGCAGGTGGATCGGCCCACTTACGGACAGCTCTGCATCTCTTCGCCCCCCGACCGAGGACGCAAACTCGATCGGGAAACCGAGATCCTGCACAAAAAGGCGCGATTGCTCCCCGCCCCATCGCGTGGGCGGCGCAAGACCTTGAAGCTCGAGTGCGTTCCTGAGCCTGCTGAGCAGTGTCGGTCCGTGAACCGCCAGCGCCAGCCGGGCAAGGCTCTCCGGATCGACATCGTTCCCAACTGCTTGACGGGTTGCGGGAGTGAGGGTCACAAGCAGGGTCTCGAGGTCACCTCCGATCGCCTTCAGCAACCTGCGCTCAAGCGATTTCTCATCTCGAACTGCCTTGCGTGCCTCGTCTGACCGGCGATCCATGACCTTGGAAAGGATTTCTTCCAGGTCTGCCCCGGCCTCAATGATACCGTGACGCGCAAGACAGCGGAGCAGCAGTTCGATGCTCTCCTTCCGGCCACGACTGCCGAACTGCTCACGATCGATGAGCAATGCGCCGTCGGAGTCCATTCCCACGGTCACCGCTCGACTGGAGGGTCCGATGCGTTCTTCAAGGCCGCTGACCCAGACCGCCAGTACCGTTCTGAGGGACTCAGCGCATTCCGATGCTGCCGCCAACTCGGGGAAAAGGTCGAGCAGGAGCGAGGGCGCGGACAGACGTTTCTCGAATGAAAGCGAGGCCCCTCCGCCAAGTTCGTTCGCGCCGGCTGCTACCCACGCCGAAGCAACATCATCCGACAGCAAGACAATCCTGCCATCGTCGAGATCGTGCCCGACGCTCGGATCGGATGTCACATAGATTGCCGACAGAGGGAGTGCGCCGAAGGCGGTGGGCAAGGTTGAGGGAATGGCGCCTTCGGCATGCGCCATCTCCCAAACCGGCCGCAAGGCTCGGAAACCGCCTCTTCTTTCCGAAAGTGACTTGAACACCTCCTCCCAGAAGCAATTGGCCCACTCGTCCGAAAGTTCCTCCGTGGGCCAAGTCAAGCGCGATCCCAAGTCCGTCTCGATGTCCCTGGCACGCAGGAATTCTTCAACAGCCTTGAATCCCTCGAGTTCCACTTGGCTCAACGTCTCGGCGACTTCGAGGGGGATGCACTTCAACGGCACGGCGATGTCGCCGACACCTATCTCTCCATACTCTGTCAGCAGGAAGTAGATCGGATGTGGCGCCGTCGCCCTTGGGTAGGTATTCCGAACAGTTCGACTTTTGACTATTACCTTAGACGAACTGTCGGAAAGTTGTAGGACTTTATCCAGAAGCATTCTGGTTAGTTGCGCGGAACTTTCTGAAGGCACACGAAGCAGTCGCCACCCCGATGGCATTTTGACCCGGTATAGATCGATAATTGGCCAGTATTCAGGGCGGTATCTGGTCCCCCGCTGCCGACAGAATCCCGCATAGGGTATGTCTAAAAATAGCAGATAATCCAGAAACTCTTGATCAGTTGGGTTCACGGACTCCTCGCCACTGGGGAATTCCGTCAACCATTCATCTGGAGCCGTCGATTCGATCTCCTGCCGGAACTGCGGATCCATGACATGGTCCTCGGGAAAACCCGCGGGGTTATCCCGTACCACCAGTCGGCTTCGGCTTGTCCACTTTCCCGAAACTGCAAGAAACTTGAGTCGCTCCACATCAAGGTCGTCGATGTATTCTTGCCTCGCATCCTGGGGAGCAGAGGTGAAGTTTTGCCAGAAGTTCTCCCAGTCTTCCGGCCGATCGGATTCCTCCGCTGTTGTCAGGGATGTTTCCAGGATGTCGGACCACGCGGCTGCCGCCAGTTCGGTGACGTGCAACTGATCGATCAGGATTTCTCGGATCTGCTTGTCGGATGCGATCTCCTCGGCGACTGCCAGGAAGCCTGCGGGCGGAGCACATCCGGATACGATCACTGCCTCGGAAGGGGCGGCCAGCTTCCCCTCCGCGGTTGGTATCAGGCGTGCCTCGTGAACGCCGTACAACCCGTATGTGTAGTCTTCCTGCAGGAGGTGGCCAACGAACGCCAAGGCCTTTTTTGCCGAAGCGAGATCGGTGCTCGCGATGCAATTCAGCCATTCGTCGGCGGTCGGCTTCGCGAGCACCTGCATATCTCGGCGTCTTGCTTCCTCGACAAGAGCTTTCAACCGCGAGACCCTCGCCTCGGAGGAATAGCAGTCCGGATGCAGATAACGTTTTCTCGCATCCGCACCCGCCAGGTCGGCCCACGATCTGCAGATTCCCGCGTTCTCAACAAAATGCCGAAGAAGCTTGCTAGGGTTGCGAGGGATGCCGTTCACGTCAGGCAAGACCTTAGACGAAACGATCTTGTCCCAAAGAGACCGAACAAGGGGGACCGCGATTTCGTCCTGTCGATCCGGTTGACGCGGGAACGCACTCACTGCGGCTCCGCAGTCCTCGGGTGTCGACAACGCAGTGAGTGAGCCGCTGATCAGATCAGCCGCTGCCTGCATTATCGCTTCGTTCCATGGTCCCCTGATCAGGTTGGTCCTGTCACTGTTGAGCTTCCAGGGAGCATTGAGAATGCCCGAAGTGCGGCTCTGCGTTTCGGTCGGGAAAAACGCCCAGAAGCGACCAGCCTGTTCACGACCACCGACCGGCACCGCCCACGACAATGGAACCTGTTCCCTTGCCTGGATGTGTGTTGCGTCGGAGCGCGCAGCCGGGCTGTCGACCCTGACCGAAGCCTGGAAGACCTTCCATCGGGCCTCGTTGGTTCCGTCACTCACAATTGCGAAACCGTCTTCAAACCGCTTGGTCAAGCGACGAGGTGAAGCCCCTTCAACTTCAAGCTCAAGGGAGATGGCCGAGGGCAAGAACAACAGGAACTCCGCCGGAAAATCGGCAATCTCCTGGCTCAGTCGCTCGAATGCGGTGTCATCCGATATCTCCGCCGAGACGACCGTGGTCGCCCAGTTCCACCTGCTTGTGCTCGAGAGTGGACTGCTTTCGGCAGCAGGGTCCAGTACCTCGGCAAGTCGCATGCCGGGGGCGGGTGCATTCTTGGCAAGACCAAGATGTCTACGAATGCGCTCACGGCAGGCTTCGGGGTCGAAGCGCAGCCCAACTGATCTGGAGGTCAGGTCAACGCGACCGCCCAGTTTGAGCAGCGACTTGAACCCGATTCCAAATCTGCCAATCTGATTGCCGCGCTTGGGTGAGCTGCGCGCATTAAGAAGCGCCACAATCCCCGGTTCGTCCAGTGCGGCGCCGGTGTTGGCTACCTCAAGCCGATGAGGGGAGAGAAAGACATGAATTCGTCCCTGCGGCTCCGCGGCCTCCAGGATCGCGTCGGCTGCATTCTGCACCAGTTCGTACAACTGACGGTACGCGTATCCGCCAGACAGAACTTCGTTCTCGGTCTCGAAATGCTCTGCCGCGTCTCGCGGCTGCGCCTCGTAGGCCTTAAGGCGCTTCTGGCACTCGTCGTGAACGAACTCGGCGAGCTGCTTCAGATCGGTTTCGTGGTTGCGAACATCCATGCACGCCTCAAGTAATCAAATGGAGCCATCCGCGTTCCCTGTTCCAACACGCGCTCTCCGTGAAGAACAGACTAGCCGTGAGGTCGGGCGATCGACAACAGGTTAGAAGAGCGTCGCGGCCCTAGTCGTGCAGCATTGCGGCGCAGCGAGCCATACCGGCGACGGGTTGCAGCATGGCTGGGCTAGGCTCTGTACTCAATAGGGGTTCCCGTTTGCTCACTGCTGTGCTTCAGTCTGGCTTGGCAGCCGGGGGATTGCGATGGCGAAGGGATGCTACTGAATGAGTGATGGGGAGTGGGCGCGGATCGAGCCGCTGCTCCCCCGCGGCAGGAAGGGCGCGCGCCGTGTCGATGACCGGCGGGTGATCTCGGGGATCGTGCACATGCTGCGGTCGGGGGCGCGTTGGCGGGACTGTCCCGAGGTCTATGGCCCCTGCACGACCGTCTACAACCGCTTCAACCGCTGGTCGCGGCAGGGCATCTGGCACGGGATATTCGAGGCCCTGACCGGCCATTCCGGCATCCACGGACCGCAGGGGATGGTGTCGATCGACGCCACCCACATCAAGGCGCACCGCTCGGCAGCGGGCGCAAAAGGGGGGCCTTCGCGCAGGGCATAGGCCGCTCGCGCGGGGGCTGGACCTCGAAGCTGCACGGGCTGGTCGATGCGGCAGGGCGGCCGAGGGTCCTGCTGCTGTCTGCAGGCAATACCAATGACATAGCCCTGGCTCGGCGGCTGGTGGAGGCCGGCGGACCGGCCAGCAAGCTGATCGCCGACAGAGGCTATGACGCCAACCATTTTCGCGACGTTCTCGCCGCCCGCGGAACCGAGGCGGTGATCCCCTCCACCACCGCGCGCCGCAGCCCGATCCCCTACGACGCTGACGCCTACAAGGCCAGGAACCTCGTCGAACGGCTCTTGTGCCGCCTCAAGGACTGGCGCCGGATCGCCACCCGCCATGACAAGCTCGCACGCAACTTCCTCGCCGCCGCCCACATCGCAGCGACCTTCACCTATTGGCTCAATTGAGTCCGGAGCCTAGGGCGTGGCATTGCAAATTAATGAATTAGGGTGGAGAAGGTTGGATATTAGACCCATCCCCTCCGCCACTTGCCCTTGCGAAAGCGTTCTCCCGATCCGGCTGCGGCCGGATTTTTCCGTTGTTTTCGAGGGTTATGCGGGAGGGGCTGAGCACTGCTCCTGCTGCCAGGAGGCCCGGAAGCGGTCTCTCAGGGCCGATATTCTCCGGACCTGTTGACTGCGCTCGTTTGGTGAATTTCTTATAAGCCCTTGTAAGATAGCAAAAAAATCCAGCGTCCGAAATTGCTTGGATTGGAGTCGCGTTTGCGTCTGCCGCGACCGGGTTCGGAAACTCTCAGGCCATGGCCCTTTCCAACCTCTGCTTCCGACGCTCCCAATCGGGCATCACCTTGTCGAGCAGCTCGAAGAAGGCAGCACCGTGATGAGGCTCCGCCACATGGCAGAGCTCGTGGGTGATCACGTAGTCAATGGCGTCGACCGGCGCCTGCACGAGGCGGCGGTTCAGCAGCAGGCGTCCGGCCGGCGACATGGACCCCCATCGCTGCCGGGTCTGGCGTACGATGAGACCTTTCGGCCTGAATGCCTCCGGATCCGGAAAGTGGCCGAGACAGAGCTCGATCCGCTCCGGAAACTTGATGTGTGCCCGATCCCGGTACCATGCCTCGACCAGTTCGCGCGTCACCTCCGGCCTGGTCGGCCGGTGTGTCTGCACGACGATGAAGCCGCGGATCAGCTTCACGCTTTCCTGGACATGCGGGACGACCTTCAGCCGGTACTGGCGCCCGAGGTAGAGATGCGTCTCACCGGCGACAAACCTGCGCTCCGGTGTTCTTGGAAGGAACTGGGCGAAGTACCGCTGCTGCCGCGTCACCCATGCCGCGCGCTTCCGCAGCTTTGCTTCTATGGCGTCGAGCGTCGCGTCCTCCGGGGCCGCGATCACCACCGAAGCATCCGGCTCGACAGCGATCTCTAGCGTCTTCCTCGGACGGCGGACGATCTCGTACCGGATCTCCTGCTCGCCGTACTGCAGGCAGTGCAGTTCCCGCGTCATGCCGCGAACCGGGCCCGAGCAAGATCCATGATCTTGAGTTCGAGGTCGTCGAGCACCTCCACGGGCAGGTCGACGCCCCTCTCGTCACGCAGAACATCGAAGAAGTAGTCATCGATGGCATTGCGCAGTTTGTTCTGGGCCACTTCGTTCGACCAGATGTCGACGATCAGGTGGGACTTGATGATGTCGATGATCTCCAGGGCGATGGATGCTGCTACGTCGCCGGCCACCGGCTCATCGTCCTTGATCTTGAGCTGACCTTCCAGGACGCCGAAGAACGCCTGTGCATCCTCATCGCCCCGGATGCTTTCGGGAACATCCCGGCCCCGATCCTTGCGTGCCACCTTGCTCGCGAGGTCCACGACGCTGTTCAGGTACTCGCGCTCGGAGAGCCGCTTCTCGCGATAGGCGCGAATGGTCTCTTCGAGCAGCTCGGAGAACTGTTTGTAGAACGTCGGGTCCTCATCCATCTTCTCGGTGATTGCCCGCCGGGTGGCGCTGGCGATGCGGTCCGCCCTCGAGGCTTCGGAGACGCCCGTCTCCTCGACGACCGCCTTCAGCGCATCAGGATCGTTGATGTTCACCACCTCGATGATGGTCTCGGCAGGCATCGCCACGACATGGTCATCGAGCAGCTTCTGGATCTTCGGCTCGAACTCGCGGACATCGACCGTCTCCTGGTAGCGGAGCTGGACCGAGCGCTTGAGTTCGGAGAACTGTTTCCAGTCGCGTTTCAGGGCATCGACCTTGGTCTCGTCGAAGACATCGAACAGCTTGTCGGACGAGAGCGAGATGTGCAGGCAGCGGCTGAATGCCTTGAGGCGCCCGTAGAACTCATGGCGCAGCGCCTCGTCAGCGAGGTGCTGCTCGAACTGCTCCATGTCCTTCTTGTTCCGCACCGGCTTGAAGAGGTCCCAGAGCTGGTCGTGCAGCTGGGGCAGCTTGCGGATCTCCTCGCGGATGTCATGCACCGTCCCGGCGAGGTCGGCCGCCTCGTAACCCTCAAAGGCGCTGTACGTTGTAAGGGCGCTGTCGAGCTCGCCGAGTAGCCCCTCGTAATCGACGATGAAGCCGAATTGCTTCTCCGTTCCGCCGTCCTCGTAGAGCCGGTTCACCCGCGCAATCGCCTGCAGGAGATTGTGTTCCTTCAGGGATTTGCAGACGTAAAGCACCGTGTTCCGGGGCGCGTCGAAGCCGGTGAGGAGCTTGGAAACGACGATTAGAATCTCCGGATCGCCGGAGCCTTTGAAGGCATCGATGATCTGGCGGTTGTACTCCTCTTCGGTCTTGTACCGCGCCATCATCTGCGACCAGAAGCGGCGCACGAGGTCCTTGGACTCCTGGTCGACCTCCTCGTTGCCCTCGTTCTCGTCGGGCGGCGAGATGACGATCGCGCTCGAGACGTGGCCGATCTCGTCGAGAACTTCCTTGAAGCGGACGGCTGCGGCCTTCGAGGGGGCAACGAGCTGTGCCTTGAAGCCAGTGCCCTGCCAGTGCTGGTGATAATGCTCGGAGATGTCGAACGCCTTGGCTCGGATGGCCTGGTCGGTTTTCGACAGCGCGTCCATCCGGGAGAACTTGCGTTTGAGGTCGGCCTTCTGGCTGTCAGTCAGCCCCTCGCTGATCTTCTCGAACCAGCGGTCGATCACGGTGCCCGAGACCTGCTGCTCCACAAGCCGTCCCTCGTAGAGCAGCGGCACGACGGCGCCGTCGGCGACCGCCTCGTCGATCGCGTAGCGGTGGATCAGCCGCCCGAAGGTCGACAGCGTGTTTTTCTCTTTCTTCAGCAGGGGCGTGCCGGTGAAGCCGAGGTAGCAGGCCTTGGGCAGAAGGCGCCGCATCTTGGCGGCGAACTGGCTGTGGCCGCCGTAGCGACCCGTCTGCGTCCTGTGGCTCTCGTCGACCAGCACGAAGACGTTCGGGTCCTCGTCCATCAGCTTGCTGTTCTTCAGCGCCGTGTCGAACTTGTTGATGATCGTGGTGACCAGCGGAGCCTTGTTCTGGACGAGCTCCAGAAGGTGAGCCCCGCTCGTCGCGCGGACCGGCTCGAGGTCGCAGGACTTGAAGGTGTCCTTGATCTGCTTGTCGAGATCGTCGCGGTCCGTGACGATGATGATCCGCGGGTTCTCGATGCTGCGCTCGAGAGCGAGCGAGCGCCCCAGCATCACCATCGTCAGCGACTTGCCCGAGCCCTGTGTGTGCCAGATCACGCCGCCCTTGCGCGCGCCGCTCAGGTCGCGCTGCTTGACCGTCTCGACCGCGCGCCGGATCCCGAAGAACTGCTGATGGCGCGCAACCTTGCGGACGCCGCCATCGAACACCGTGAAGCGGCGGATGAGGTCGAGCAGCCGCTCGGGGCGACATAGGGCGTACACCGTCCGGTCCTGAGCCGTGACCGCGCGCTCGCCCTCGGCGGCCATCGCGTCGAAGTAGGCGCGTGCATCCGCGAAGTCGCCGGAGAAGATGGCGTCCTTCTCCGCCACGGTGAGCACGCGGTTTGAGAAGGGCGCGATGGCCTCGTCGGTGTCTTCCTCGTCGCGCCAGGTCTGCCAGAACTTCCTCGGCGTCCCGACAGTAGCGTAGCGCGCCTCGTTCCGGTTCATGCCGATCAGCAGCTGAGCGAAGTGGAAGAGCTGCGGGATGTTGTCCTCGTTCTGGTAGCCGATCAGCTGGCTGTCCGCCTTCTTCAGGCTCTCTGTCGGCCGCTTGTTCTCGATCACCAGGATCGGGATGCCGTTCACGAACGCGACGATGTCGCAGCGCTTGGTCTGGCTCGATGCGGTCCTTTCGACCGAGAACTCTGCCGTGACGTGGAAGACGTTGTTCTCCGGCCGCTCCCAATCGATGTAGCGGAACGAGTAGCTCTTCGAGTCGCCGTCGATGGACTTCGTGATCGTGGTGCCGAGGACGAGCGTGTCGTATATGTCCTGGTTCGTGCCGCGCAGACCCTTCAGCCGATCTGGCGTGGGCTTGAGCCGCCGCATCGCCTCGTGCGCGTCCTCGAGGTCGAAGCCGTATTCGCGGCCCCTATGCGTGAAGCGGTTGATGCGCATGAGCTGCTCGGCGAGCACATCGTCCAGCACCACGTTCCGCAGCCGCCCGCCGCGCAGGTGCAGGGCCTCTTCCTGCGAGAGCGGCGTGAACCCGAGCGCGACCAGCAGCTGAAGTGCCGGGACCTGAGACTGGTGCTTCTCGGCCGCGTTGAAGGTCATTTCCCGGTCACCACGAATTGCTTGAAGTCCGCGACGATCTTTTCCGCCTGCTTCTGATTTAGACCCCGCCTGCAGAACGGCGTGACGCGCTGAGTATTTCCTGAGACCACATTCCGCTTGGTGCAGGTCACGTCGAACCTCCCGCCTGCCACTGGCGAGACCGAGTGCGAGAATTCGTAGGTCCCGCATTTGCCGACCTCATTGCCGGCAGCGTCGACGGTCCAGTGCCCGGGGTAGTCCAGCTTCTCGAGCGCGCGCCGCATCTCGAGCGCGCTAGTGTACCTTTTAGCCGGATCGGGCTGGACGGCTTTCAGGATCACGCGCCGAACTGCCGCTGGAATGTGGCACCCGAAGTCCTTTGCCTGAAGGAGCTTCCCGGATGCGATGTCCTGATCGTACTGCGCAGGCCCGATGCTGGCGCGGACTGACCGCAGGTGGTCCAGGTGAATCAGCAACCTCGCAAGGGTCATGCCGACCTGGAAGATGTCCGAACTTACGCCGATGTTGCCCGTCACAAGGACTTCCGGCGCACGGTGGAGAACATAGGCGTTCGGGGCCGCGACGGGGGCACCGTTCGATGACACGCCAGTGATCCCATAATCCGACAACATGGCCTGCTGCTGGGGGCCCAGCAGGATGTTCCCCGGCTTGATATCGTTGTGATAAAAGCTGCGCGCATGGAGATACTCCAGCCCTTGCAGAATATCTCGTGCGATCCGCAGGACGGCGGGAAGCGGCAGATAGCCAGCCGGATTTGCCAAGGTCTCGACCGAACCGTTCGGCTGGTAGTCCATGGCGAGGATGACAGCATGTTCCCCCGACACCGGCACGACATCGGCCTGGTGGACGTACACGAGGTTGTTGTGCTCGAGCCGGTTGCCGATCTGGGCTTCACGCAGCCGCTCGTCCACTGACACCCCCGGCTGGAGGATCTTGACCGCGTACTCGCGCTGCACCGCCAGATCGTGCGCGAGCCAGACTTCGCCGAAGCTGCCTGCGCCAATCTTGCTAACCAACCGGTACTTGTAGAGGGTCATACCGGGCGTGAGGGTGACAGTGACAAGCTGGTTCATGGGTGACGCAGCCCCCACCAGGCGGCATTTACCGCGTCTGCCATCTTGGTGTCCCAGTATTTGTCGGTTTTCCCTACGCGGCTCTCGGCGTGTCTTTTCGTGTCTGCGCTCGTCGTCGACATCGAGCCGTAGATCTTGAGCTCCACCGGGATGCCCCGATGCGCACAAGCGAGGATCACCGCAGCATCGTTGAAAGCGGAGCGTCGCTTTGCCTTCGTATCCTGTCGGGTGAACTCATTCTGCTTGATCATCACCTTCTCGATGCCGGGGTGGGCGTCGAAGATCGCAAGGACTTCGCGATACATCCAGTCCAACCGCTCGGCATCAGCCTCCTCGATGATCGACGCGGGGACGGACAGCTTGTTGTCGCTGGCGGCGTTCTCCAACGTGTAGGCGCCGCCCACCTCCGACACGACGGCGTAGCGGGGCGCCTTCGGGTCGCCGCGAAATCCAAGAACCTTCATGCCAATTCCTTCTCTGAATTCACGCGCCACTCGCCCGTCAGCAGCTTCTGCAGGAGGCCGCGTTTCTGGCGGGTCAGGGCTTGGATCTCGTCATCAATCAACGCCAATTCCTGCTTTGCGGCCGTCAGTGCCCGCGCGATTTTCCGTTGCTCGTCAATCGGCGGTACCGGCACACGGCAGCTATAGAAGTCGTCGGAATAGAGGTTGAGCAGACCGTCATTGCGGACGCCCGAGTTGATCAGACGCGAAAGCTGGTGGTTCAGCGCACCCGCGGCGAAGAGATGCTCGTAGAACTCGGGATCGAGACCCGACTTCAGCGCGAAGCAATAGTAGACAAAGGGCACGAGCGCAGTGGAGCGGTCGAGGCGGAAGACACAGCCGTAGGGGGCGGTCTTGGAGTTGCCCTTGTTGTAAGCGAACTCGCCCTCGTGCAGTAGCGTGTAGCGTTCGACGCTCTGGCCCGCCATGTCGCGGGCGAACTTGTCGGACTGCATGAGGAACCCGGACTTCGCCGAAATCGTCATGACGGGATGGTTGTCGCCTTTACTCTTGCGCCGAACGGGGCTCGAGACTGCCGACAGCGCCTTGAGCGGCCATTGTTGGGGGAAGACCCCACCGCGCCCCATGATCTGCTGCGTCAGGCCCGTGAACCGATCCTGCTTTGCCGCGCGGAGGGCGGTGAGCTTTTCGAGCGCCTCGTCCCAGGTCCGCAGGATCTCGGAGATCTTGCGCTGTTCGGGGAGCGTGGGGAGGCCAAAGTTGAACTCAGCAAGCGCCTCTTGGCTGAGATTGTTGATGCTGGACCCCCCGCCGCGCCGATGAAGATGCGCGAGGAATACGGGCGACCTCACCAGCTTCGAAAGGTAGCTGTGATCGACGCCCGACGATTTAACGCGCGCACGAATGGTGAAACCGGAAAAGGTTACCGGCTCCTTAACGCCCGAGATGAGCACGCAGCGACCCACAAGGGCCTTGTTACCATTTGACCGGACAAACAGGAGATCGCCGTCTTGGAGCAGATCGTCTTTTCCGATCTCGTTGGTGATTGTGACGGCTGCGGTCTCGCTGAAATCAGCAAGCGTCTCATGCTGCTGAAAATCACCAACGCCGACGACCTTGACGGAATGGCCACGCTCGCCGCGCACGAAATTGAGACCGTTGCGAAAGTCCGCAACGTCAGCAAGGGTCATCCGCTTCCAACCTTCAGGCTTCAACGCCGAGCTCCTTCAGATACCCCGCCATCTTCGCCCGAACCTCGGCCAGCTCGGCCTCGATCCGCTGGATGTCCTTCTGCACGGCGGCGACGTCGATCTCTTCCTCCGGCTCGAAGGTGTCGACGTAGCGGGGGATATTTAGGTTGTAGCCGTTCTCGGCGATCTCCTCGGGGCTTGCCCGATGCGAATACCGCGCGACCTCGGCGCGGGCGCTGTAGGTCTCCAGCACCTTGGCGACATGCGCGTCGTCCATCACATTCTGGGTCTTGCCCGGCGTGAACTCCTTGCTGGCGTCGATGAACAGCACGTCGCGCCTGCCCTCGTTCGCGCCGCCCTCTTCGCGCGAGCGATCGAAGATCAGGATGGCGACCGGAATCCCCGTGGTGGTGAACAGGTTAGCGGGCAAACCCACGACCGCGTCGAGCAGGTTTTCCTCGATCAGCTGCTGCCGAATGCGCCCCTCGGCCCCGCCCCGGAACAGCACGCCATGCGGCACGATCACCGCCACGCGACCGGACTGCCGCTTGGCGATCTCGATCATGTGGGTGATGAAGGCGTAGTCGCCCTTGGACTTGGGCGGCACGCCGCGCCAGAAGCGCTTGTACTGGTCGTTGTCGGCATCCTCCGCGCCCCATTTGTCGAGCGAGAACGGCGGATTGGCGAGCACCACGTCGAAGCGCATCAGGTGGTCGCCCTCGACCAGCGCGGGGCTGTTGAGCGTGTCGCACCACTCGATGCGGGCGGCGTCCTTGGCGTGCAGGAACATGTTCATCCGGGCCAGCGCCCAGGTCGCGCCGTTCACTTCCTGCCCGTAGAGGGCGAAGTTCTCGGACCCGACCTCCTGCGAGGCCTGGATCAGCAACGAGCCGGAACCGCAGGCGGGGTCGCAGATCGTATTGCCGGGCTGCGGCGCCGCCAGTCTGGCGAGCAGGCGCGAGACGGCGGTGGGCGTGTAGAACTCGCCCGCCTTCTTCCCGGCGTCCGAGGCGAAGCGCGAGATCAGGTAGATGTAGCACTCGCCGATGATGTCCTCGGTCACCCGCGACGGGCGCAGGTCGAGCGCAGGCTTGGCGAAGTCCTCGAGGAGGTTCTTGAGACGGCGGTTGCGATCCTTCGGGCGGCCGAGATTTGCCTCGGAGTTGAAGTCGATGTTGCGGAAGACGCCCTCGAGTTTTGCCCGGTTCGCGTCCTCGATCTTCTCCAGCGCGATGTTGATCAGCTCGCCGATGTTCGCCTCGTTTCGCTGGGCGTAGAGGTCGTAGAAGCTGGCGCCCTCGGGCAGGATGAAACGCTCGCGCTCGAGGCGCCGGCGAATGCGGGCCTCGTCACCGCCGTACTGATTGCGGTAGGTCTCGACGTGGTCGTTCCAGAGGTCCGAAATGTACTTCAGGAACAACATCACGAGGATGTAGTCCTTGTACTGGCCGGCATCGACGGCGCCCCGGAAGGTGTCGCAAGCCGCCCATGCGGTCTGGTTGATCTGCTGTTGGGTGATCTGGTCGGTCATCGGGCAATGTCCTTCTGGTCGGCGGCCTTCGCTGCATCGCCGAGAATGGCGCTTACGAGTTCTTCGCGGCGAGCGGCGAGTTGACGGAGCAGCTGCCCCTCCTGCCGGGCGAGGGCGTCGAGTTCGACGATACGTTTCTGCGTGGGCAGGTCGGGCACGGCGATCTCGAGGTTCTCGAGGACCGCCATGGGAATCATTCTGAGGCTTGTGCCCTGCGCTTCCGCGCCGAGCCTGCGCTGCGCGTCGGGCTGGTTAATGGCCCATGCCACGTATTCGGGGAGAACGCGGTCCCTGTCGGGGCGAACGATCACCAACGGGACAATGACCACGACGGGCTCCGGCAGCGAAGCGGGAATGGCCACCGCGGCGTTCGGCTCGCCACGCGATCGAAAGACGACCTCGCCGCCGCGGACGAAGTATCGGTCGGACAGCTTGTCTAGGTCGTACCTCTGGAAGTCCGGTCCTGGCGCTTCACCGTTCGTTCCGACGTCTCGCAACTGAAGCGCCGGCACGCCACCCTCCGACAGCGGATCGAGCCTGCCGCGCGCCGTGTAGCCGGAGTGAATGTCCGAGAGCTCCGCGAGCCGCATGAGAGAATCCTCTGTAAGACGATTTACAGAGATCTATGCGAGCCCGTCCCTCGAGTCAATCCCTCAAAGCGCAGTTTTCTTCCTACAGAGAAAAATGCAGCGCCTGATGCTGCCATGTGAGCGGGAACGGCTCCAGCACCTGCGCGAGCGTCACCTCCGGCCCCTGCTTCCCGTCCAGGATCGCGTCGATGATGTCAGGCGCGAGCAGCGTGAGCCGTAGGACGCGGGTCATGTAGGAGGGCGCGATGCCCTCTCGTTCGGCCAGTTCGGCGATGGTGGCGTATTCGCCCGACTCGAGCATCCGCTTCCATCGGAACGCACGGGCCAGCGCCTTGACCAGCGTGCTGTCAGTCCGCTGCGATTGCGTGGCGCCCTCGGGCAACTGCATCTCCTTCTTCCCGCCGCGCTTCACGACGCGGAACGGGACGCGGAGCGTCACCGTGTCAGGTCTCGGCGCCCCGCGTGTCATGCTGCGGCCTCGATGCCGCCGGCCAGCATCTCGCGCGCGAGGCTGCCGAGCCCGTCGACGCGCAGGCGGACGTTGAGCCGGTCCACGCCGATGTCGACCCGCTCCACCAACAGCGCGACGATGCGGGCATGTTCGGCGGGGAAGAGTTCGTCCCATAGCGGGTCGATCTGCTGCAGCGCGGCGCGGGCGTCGGCTTCGGTGATGTCGCTGGCGTGGGCACGCGCCGCCTTCCACGTCCCGGCCACTATCTCGGGCTGCCGGAACACGGCGCGCAGCTGGTCGATGACCGCGGCCTCGATCTCGCCTGCAGGCACGCGGCCAATCGGGCACGACCCCGCGCCATGCTTCAGCACCGTCTGGCTGACATAGTAGCGGTACAGCCGGTCGCCCTTGCGCGTATGCGTCGGCGAGAAGGCCGCGCCATCGGGCCCGAACAGCAGCCCTTTCAGCAGCGCGGGCGTGTCGGCGCGGGTGCGCATCGCCCGCTTGCGCGGGCTCTCCTGCAGGATCGCGTGAACGCGGTCCCATGTTGGGCGGTCGATGATGGCGTCGTGCTCGCCGGGGTAGCTCTCGCCCTTGTGGACCGCCTCGCCGATGTAGGCGCGGTTGTTCAGCATCCGGTAGAGATACTTCTTGTCGATCCGGTTGCCGCGCGGCGTGCAGATGCCGCGTTTCGCGACCTCGCGCGCCAGTTCCGTGCCCGACCCGATTTCGAGGAAGCGGGCGAAGATCCAGCGGACATCCTCGGCGGCTTCTTCATCGACCACCAGCTTTCGGTTCTCGACCCGGTAGCCGTAGGGCGGGACGCCTCCCATCCACATCCCCTTCTTCCGGCTGGCGGCGACCTTGTCGCGGATGCGCTCGGCCGTCACCTCCCGCTCGAACTGCGCGAACGAGAGTAGGATGTTCAGCGTCAGCCGGCCCATCGAGGTGGTGGTGTTGAACGACTGCGTCACGGAGACGAAGGTCACGCCGTTCCGATCGAACACCTCGACCAGTTTAGCGAAGTCGGCCAGCGAGCGGCTAAGGCGGTCGATCTTGTAGACGACGACCACGTCGACGAGCCCGTCCTCGATGTCCCCCAGCAGTCGCTTCAGGCCGGCCCGTTCCAGAGTCCCACCCGAGATCCCGCCGTCGTCATATTGATCGCGGACCTGCACCCAACCTTCGGAGCGCTGGCTGGCGATGAACGCCTCGCAGGCCTCGCGCTGGGCGTGGAGGCTGTTGAATTCCTGCTCGAGTCCTTCTTCGGAAGACTTGCGCGTGTAGATCGCGCAGCGCTGCTTCCGGATCATTCCTGATTTCTCAGTGCCCTTCGTCATGTCCGTGCTCTCCGGTTCTTGAGGCCAAAGAACACCCAGCCGTTCCAGCGCGTGCCTGTGATCGCGCGCGCGATGGCGGACAAAGACTTGTAGGGCCGCCCCTGCCATTCGAAGCCGTCCGCGGTGACGGTGACGGCATGCTCGACGCCCTGCCACTCACGGATCAGCCGGGTGCCGGCGATGGGCATGGTGTCTGCGCGGATCCGGCTTTTCTTCCGGTCGCCGCCGTCGAGTTCCTCGCCCAGCCGCTCCAGCCGCCGGATCGTCTCGAGCTTCAGCCCGCCATAGGCGAGTTCCTGGATGCGGTAGGCCAGCCGGCTTTCCAGGTAGCGGCGGTTGAACGGCGGCGGCTCGCTGTCGAACAGGTCGCGCCACTGTTTCTTCAGCTCCGGCGTGGTCGAGGTCTTCAGCGCGGCCAGGCGCGCGGGGATGGGATCGTGGGTCGTCATGCGGTTCTCCGGTGAGTTGGAGTTGCATGACGGCGTGCGCTCGCCGGAGAGTGTAGGCGAATTTTTCCAGTACCGTCAGAAGGTTCGCCCCGCTCCCGCAGCCGTAACCGGACCAGCCCGAGCGCCAGCAGGCCGCACAACTCGGCGCGTCGCTCGGCGGGCGTCATCCGGTCGGGAGGCAGGGGATTGGGGCGTTTCATGAAGGGCGGGTCCGTGATGTCTCGCCCTTCTCCTACTCATCGCATTCGCGAACCGTCCCACGGAGTCCGGAAAGGCGCGGGTAGAGCCGCCTCGGACTCGACTCCCGGTTGTCTGGTCGGGTAGAACATAATCAGAACATGCCCGTCATTAGCGAGGTGAAAAAATGGGTTCAGACCTCAAGAAATTCGTCAATCCAAAATTCCTGAAGACCATCGATCTTGGCCTCATCAAGGAACTCTTTGCACGGCACTTCGAGCCGAAGGACGTGCCAATCGATTTCGATGGCGAAGATTCAGATGTCCGATCTGCGCTCGCGAAGCATTTCGAGGCGGCCGTCACCGCCTGGAACGAGGGCATGGTGGCCGATCTCCACCGGGTGGCAGACCTCGGAAGCAACGAGGGCATGCAGATCATCCTGAACGAGGCGCGGCGGCAGGGCGTGGTGCTCTATCCCGATCCCGAGCCGGACGAGAAGGAGTCTGCGCCAGCCAGACACGACCCGAAGCATGTCGCGCTGCACACCTACCTGCATCACAAGAGCGTCTTCGAGGCGGCGGCCGACTTTCAAGCCCTGCGGACTCCGACAGCACTGGCCGAGTTCCGAGGGCCGGAGCGCGACGTCAGCGCCGACCTGACGCCGGAGATCATCGACGCCTTCAAGGTCGCGGCGATGAAGCTCTTCGCTCGCGATCTCCAAGGTGAGTATTGCCGCCTCGGTCCCTACGAGGAGGACGGCGAGATCAACCTCGTCGTCAGCCACGGCGCCCCGGTCGCGACGACACCCGTGGTGGACGGCGACAAGGAAAAGATCATCCCGCTGCGCGCCGTGAAATACGCCACGCTGCGCTACTCGCCGGTAGAGGCGCGGTTGTTCATCGGCGGGGTCGTGAAGGCCCAGCAGGCGGATCTCGCCGAGATCTTCGCCAAGCACGTCCTTGGCCGTCCCGGCTTCTTCTCGGGCAAGGACGCCCGCGATCTCTATACCCTTGATCCGATCAGCGAGGCTGGCCCCGACTTCGCTTTCGATCATCGCTACGACGACCGCATCCTCGACGTGCGGATCGTGGCCGCCGCGGCCGACCATTTCGAGTGGGACGAGGACGAGGCGAAGTGGCGCTACGTTCGAACCTGGGAATCGAAGGATGCAACCGGCGCGCTCCCACACTTCAAGGGCAGCGAAGTGCAGTTCGGCAAGGGCTGGCGGCTCGGCGAGATCTCGTTCCGCGTCTTCTTCAAGTCGGAGGGCAAGCGGCCTGCGCAGGTCACCGTGAAGCTGAAACCGCCTGGCACGCTCGCCTTTCGCCGGACGCGGTTCGAGAAGGCGATCCACACGCTGATCGCGCGCCACGGGCTGGAGAAGGACCGCGATGCTGGCGTGGTTGTGGACGCGGCTGAGTGACGGGGGCCCGAAGGTCTCGATCTCGGGCCGGGCGCTGCGCCGGTTTCCCGAGCGCGAGGTCGAACGCCTGCTGCGGGCGCGTGTGCTGATCGAGTATCCAAAGGCGGACAGCTGGTCGGTCTGCGCGCATTGCGACTGCGGTCTCGATGTTCGCCCGATCTGGCAGATCGGCGACGAACTGCGCGCATGCTGTCCCCACGATGCGGCAGAGGACGTTGTGCTCGATGATGGCGACCTGACGCGGTTCGGCGTCGATGCCAACCGGCTTGCAGGACGGATCGGCGCGAGCGGCGGTCTCGCCGGCGGGGTCTCGGCGGTCGTGGATGGGGTCTGGACGATCGGCTCCGGGCCTGCCGGTCGGGTGTTCATGCTGTGCGACGACGCGGACCGGTTGGAGGCGCCGGGCGCAATCCTCGCGCTGAAATCCGCGGCGGCGCCGCGGCCGCTGACGGTCATCGCCAAGGAGCCGGAGCCGGCACTGGTGCTGCGGCTGCGCGAGGCCGGGATCGAGGTCCGGGCGCTTGCCGACGTGGTCAAGGCAGATCGGGAGGGCGTCGACCGCCTCATCCTCGACGACGGGCGCATACCGACCGGCGGAGTAAGGCTCGTCCTGCATCGCCAAGGGCAGTTCGCGGTGCTGGACGGTCGCCGCCTCGATCTTGCCCCGCAGATGTTCGCTCTCTTCAGAATGCTTGTCGAACGGTCGGTGCAGCGCGACCCCGTGCTCAAGGCGCAGGAGATCGAGGCGCAGTTTCAGCGAACACCGCGAGAGATCGTCCGAGACCTGCGCAGGGCCCTGGTCACCTGCGGGCTCACGGAAAAGGAGGTCGAAACGCTCGTGGGGACCGTCCGGTCGCGCGGGTACCGCCTTGGCCTCGCGTCGTCAGAGGTCGTCATGGAGGACTGAGTGCCGTCGGTCACACACCCGGCACACATCAAACACACGCCAATCACACCGGCAGACCGGCAGAGGCCGGCAGTCTCGGAGCATCAGAAACGATGTTCCGAGGCTTTCACCGATGTATCCCCCGCTTTCCCCCTCCGACCTTGCCACCCTCATCGATGAGGCCGACCTCGCGGCGCGACGTCTGCGCCGCAAGATGGCGCTCCCCGCAGCCGATCTCGACGATCTTCGCCAGGATCTTCTGGTCGACCTGATCTGCCGGCTGCCGGGCTTCGACAAGCGCCGCGGCACCATCGGCGCCTTCGCCAACATCGTTCTCCGCAACCAGTGTTCGCGCATCGCGATCCGGCACCATCGCCGGCGCCGGGCGCAGGGCGGCACGGTGCTGTCGCTCGACGCGCCCGTCGCCGGCAGCGCCGAGCCGCTGGGCTGCCTGCTGGCGGAGACGGACGGGCTGGCCGCCTGGCATGGCCAGGATCGTTGCGCCGCGGCGGACATCGAGACCCGCCACGATCTCGCCCGGGCGCTCGCCGACCTGCCGGAGGATGTCCGCGGGCTCTGCGCGGCACTCGGCACCTGTGCCGTCGCCGATCTGATCGGCCGCGACGGCATCTCTCGCTCCGCCCTCTACCGCCGCCTCGCACGCCTCCGACTCGAGCTCGCCATGCGCGGGCTCGGGGGGCGGTGGGACGGTTCGGAAGCGGCGTGAGTAGAGGGAGGACATGGAGATGCTCGTTATGCCCCCCACCGCTTTCACCCCGGCGCGGCCCCGGCCGCTGACCGACATCGAGTTCTGCGCCTGGATCGGACAGGCGATGCCCGGCGACCGGCTGGAATACCACCGCGGGTTCCTCGGGATCGACACGACGGCCGTGATCTCGACGCTGCCGGAACCGGACCGCCGCAGGCTGGCTGCGCTGGCGGGCGCCGCGCACCGGGCCTTCGAGGCGGGCCTCGTCCACCTCGTTCAGGTGCGGCTCGGCCCCGACCGCTTCGCCTATCTCGCCACCGCCCGGACCAGGCCGCGCCGCACGCCGGTGCCGCTCGCCCGCCTCCTCGAAGACGCAGAGGCCGCCTGATGGCCGTTCCGTTTCCCTCCGTTGGAGTTCCCGCCATGCCGCACCCAGACAATGCACCCCGTTTCGACGACCTAGAAGGGCTCGCCCTCGGCGACATCGCGGCGCTGCCGCCCGAGATGCTGCTGGATTTGCAGACCACGGCGCTCGCCGAGACCGCCCGCGTGAAGCGGCTGCGGGACCGGCTCGAGGCCGGGATCGCGCAACGCTACGAGGCTGCCGCCGCGGCGGAACGGGCTGCGCAAGGCAAGACCAGCGGCACCGTGCGGGTCGAGGACGAGGGCGTCGTGATCGTCGCGGACCTGCCGAAGAAGGTTTCCTGGGATCAGGACCGGCTCGCCGCCATGGCCGAGCGCATCCGCGCCGCCGGCGACGATCCGACCGAGTATCTCGAGATCGCCTATCGCGTGCCCGAGCGGCGCTACGGCGCCTGGCCCGCGGCGATGCGCGAGGGCTTCGCGGACGCGCGCAGCGAGACCACCGGCAAACCCGTCTTCCGGCTCGAGGCTCGAGACCGGTGACGCGCGGCGGCGGGACGCCCGAGCGGCAACGCCGGGCAGGTTCCCCTTCGGCACCCGGTCACCCCCGCCGCCGCGCACCCTGAACGCAACTTCCGGAGAACCCCATGGCCTTCCGCATCATCACCGCCGACGAACGGCTCTCGGCCGCCGAGAACAAGACGTCCCTCGCCATCTTCGGCCCGCCCGGCGTCGGCAAGACGACGCTCCTGAAGACGCTGCCCGCCGAGGAGACCGTCTGCCTCGATCTCGAGGCCGGCATGAAATCGGTGCAGGACTGGCGCGGGGACTCGATCCCGGTGCGCAGCTTCACCGATTTCCGCGACCTCGCCGTGCTGATCGGCGGGCCGGATCCCGCGCAGCATCCGCAGTCCTGGTACGGCGCCGAGTATCACGCCTGGCTGCAGCAGCAGTACCTCGGCACCGGCATCGAGGACTTCTTCTCCCGGAAGCGCATCGTCTTCGTCGACTCGATCACCGACCTTACGCGGCAGGCCATGGCCTATGCCCGCCAGCAGCCGGAGGCCTTCTCCGAGCGGACCGGCAAACCGGATGTCCGCGGCGCCTACGGGCTCCTGGGCCGCGAGGTGATCCAGGCGCTGAAGCACCTCCAGCACGCCCGCGGCAAGACGGTGATCTTCGTGGGCGTACTCGAGAAGGTCACCGACGAGTTCGGCACGACGACGTGGCAGCCGCAGATGGAGGGCACGAAGGCCGGGCGCGAGTTGCCGGGGATCGTCGACCAAGTGGTCTCCATGCAGCTCTTCGGCCGCGACGCCAAGGGCGACTGGACCCTGGAGGAGACCTCTGCCGAGCGCCGCCTCGTCTGCCGCTCAGGCAACCCCTGGGGCCTTCCCGCCAAGGACCGCTCCGGTCGTCTCGATGTGACCGAGCCGCCAGATCTCGGCGCGCTGATCGCCAGGATCGACGGCCGCGCCCCCGCTCATCCCGCCAATCCTTCCTGATCCAGACGCAAAGGACAGACCCATGAGCTACGATCTCAACGACGCCCAGCCGCAGATGGCCCCCATCGGCGAGCTGATCCCCGACGGCACCTTCGCCAAGGTCCGCCTGACCGTGCGCCCCGGCGGCGTCGACGGCGCCACCCCGATGGACGCAAAGCTCCTGAAGGCCTCGCAGTCGAGCGACGCGAAGATGCTGGACTGCGAGTTCACCATCCTCGAGGGCCCGCATGCCCGGCGGAAGTTCTGGCAGAGCTTCACCGTGGCGGGCGGCAAGGTCGACGAGAAGGGCCAGTCGATCGGCTGGAAGATCTCGAAGTCCACCTTTCGGGCGATGGTCGACAGCGCTCTCGGGCTCGATCCCAGGGACGAAAGCCCCGACGCCAAGGCCAAGCGGGTGCTGCCCGGGCTCAAGCATCTCGACGGCATCGTCTTCGCCGCGCGGATCATGGTGGAACCCGCCTCGAACCCGCAATACCGCGACCAGAACCGGATCGCGAACGTCGTTCTGCCCGACGAGCCGCAGCATGCCGCGATCATGCGCGGCGAAACCGTGCCCCCGGAGCCCGTCAACGCCCCGCCGCGCAAGGCCGCGAGCGCGCCGGAGCCGGGCTGGCAGGCGCCCACGCCGGCATGGGGGACGCAACCGCAAGCCCCAGCGGCGGCCCCGGCCTGGGGCGCGCAGGCGCCCAAGCCGCAGTCCACGCAGCAACCGCCCGCCCAGCAATCGCCTGCGTCCGCGCCGGGCGGAGCGCCGGCGACCGGCATGCCCGCCTGGCTCAATGGCTGAGGCGCGGTCGGCAGCGTCGCGGCGGAGGTCAAACCGGCCTTCGCCGCGGCCCGAGGCCCGGCGCGATCCGGCCGGGCCGATGACCCCGGATGAATGGCAGGCGCATGTGACGCGCGAGGCGGCGCTGGAGATCGGACGATGGCTCGAGGCCCGAGGAAGACTGCACGCCCCCATCGCAAGCCTCAGCCTCGGCGACCTCGAAGCCATGGCCAGCAACGCGATCTCGCGCTGGATCGTGCTCCAGTCCGAAAAGCTCCAGAGGGCGGGTTGGCCGCCCGAGGACCCGATCGCGACCTTCTTGCTCGGGTAGCGCTCTGCGCCGTCTGCGCCCGCGAGGCGCGCGGCTTCGGCTACTGCCAAGGCCTCCGCTGGGATCGCCACCCCTACCACCGCTTCTGCTCGCGCCGCTGTCAGGACGTGGGCAGCGCCATCGCCCAAAGGAACAACGGCATGATCGACAAGACCGCGCGCGAGGCCCGTGCGATCCGCGATGCGCGGACGCTCTTCGCCGAAGCGCTCACCGACCTCGGGCTCATGGAGCCCTTCTTCCACCGCAGCGCCGAGGACATCGACCGCCTCATCGAGGCGGCGGTCACCGGCTATATCGACAGCATGCAGGACCAGGCCGCGCGCAAGGAGCGCACCGGCACGGCTCTCGACGACCCGATCCCATTTTAGGAGCGCGGTGATGATCGACCTGAACGACGACACCGCGTCCTGCAGCTGGAAACCTCTGCTCGAGGCGGCCACCGAGAACGCCGTCACCGATTTCGAGTTCGAGTTCTGCGACAGCCTCCGCGAGAAGCTCGCGCGGTTCGGCGACAGCGCCCGGCTGACGGACGCGCAGTTCCACAAGCTGACCTGCATCGCGCAGGCCGGCGGCTTCTGGGAGCGCGAGCGATGATCGACCTCAACCATGGCTCGGGCTGCCTCTACGGCGCCGTCGCTTCGCGCCCGCCCATCGCGGAAGCGGTGTCCGCCGCCATCGAGACGGCGCTGTCCGCGCGCCACCGCGCCGAGCGCCCGCGCACCTATGTCAGCTCCTCGGGTCTCGGCCGCGACTGCCTGCGCCAGATCCAGTACGACTTCCTCGCGGTCCCGAAGGACGAGGGCCAGGAGTTCACGCCGCGCACGCTGCGCATATTCGAGGCGGGCCACCGGGCCGAGGACATCGTCGCAGGCTGGTTCCGGATCGCCGGGTTCGACCTGCGCACCGAACGCCCGGACGGCCGCCAGTTCGGCTTCGAAGCTCTCGGTGGGCGCTTCAAGGGACATATCGACGGCTGCCTCGTCTCGGGCCCCGTCGCGATGGACTATCCCGCGCTCTGGGAGAACAAGGCGCTCGGTGCGGCCAGCTGGAAGGATGTCGTCAAGCGTGGCGTCAGCCTCGCCCGGCCGGTCTATGCGGCCCAGATCGCGCTCTACCAGGCCTATATGGAGCTGCCGGCCCCGGCGCTCTTCACCGCGCTCAACCGCGACACGATGGAGTTGCACGCCGAGCTCGTGCCGTTCGACGCGCACCTCGCGCAGGAAATGTCGGACCGCGCCGTCGCCGTGGTGCGAGCTTCCGAGGCTGCAGAATGGCTGCCGCGCGCGGCGGCCGAGCCCACGGCGGTTCTGTGCCGCGGCGGCATGGCGGCCGGCAAGTGGCACGCCCCATGTGCCTGGGCGAAACGGTGCTGGGGAGAGCCGCGATGACAGAACTCACCCCTTCCGCCACGCAGGCCGCCGCGATCCGCGAGATCAAGGAGTGGTTCGAGACCCGAACCGAGCAGCAGCAGGTGTTCCGCCTCTTCGGCTATGCCGGGTCCGGCAAGAGCACCGTGCTGAAGTTCGCGCTCGACGAGCTCGGCCTCTCGCCCCACCGCAGCGCGAAGGACGGCCGCTGCGTACCCGGCGTCGTCACCGCCACCTTCACCGGCAAGGCCGCGCTGGTGCTGACCCGCAAGGGCACGCCGGCGCGCACCATCCACAGCCTGATCTACACGGTGATCGAGTCGACCGAGGAGGAGATCGAGGAAGCCGCCCGAAAGATCGCGGTGGCCGAACGCGACGCGCTTCGCCTCACCGGGTTCGCGCGCACCACCGCCGAAGCCGCGATCGAGGCGATGCGCCAGGGGCTCTCGGCGATGAAGCACCCGCGCTTCGCCCTGAATCCGCAGAGCGACGCGGCGGATGCCCGGCTGATCGTGCTCGACGAGGTCTCGATGGTCGGCGAGGAAATGGCGCGCGACCTGATGAGCTTCGGCAAGCCGATCCTCGTGCTCGGCGATCCCGGCCAGCTGCCGCCGATCCGGGGCGAAGGCGCCTTCACGCGCGACGAGCCGGACGTGATGCTGACCGAGATCCACCGCCAGGCGGCCGAAAGCGCGATCATCCGTCTCGCCACCATGGCGCGCGAGGGCCGGCCCATCGGCTTCGGCGTCTACGACGACCATGTCGCGAAGCTCCGCAAGGGCGACATCACGCCGGAACAGGCCCTGCGCGGCGGCCAGCTGATCTGCGGGCTGAACGCCACGCGGCTGCAGATCAACAACGCCATGCGCGCGGCGGCCGGTCTCGGCGGGACCTGGCTGCCCACGGGGCCTGCCGAGAAGATCATCTGCCTCAAGAACCAGAACGATCTGGGACTTATCAACGGCATGTTCGTGACGCTCGAGGACATCGTCGACGAGGGCAGCCTCTACTTCTCGGCCGTCGTCCATGACGAGGACGGGCGCCACATCGGCGAGCCCTATGAGGACGGGCGTCCGGGCCGGCTGCGCATCTACAAGGGGCATTTCGAGGACCACGTCGCCTACGACGACAAGCGCCATGACCGCGACTACAAGGAGAAGCGCCTGCTGACCGAGGCGACCTTCGGCTGGGCGATCACCGCCCACAAGGCGCAAGGGTCGCAGTGGGAGAACGTGATCGTCTGGGACGACGGGCTGGGTCGCAGCGAGATCGACCGGCGCCGCTGGCTCTACACCGCGATCACCCGGGCCGAACGCGGTCTCGTCCTTTTGGCCTAAGGGGTGCGATGATCGATCTCAACGACATCGCGGTCCCGAAGACCCGGCACGATCTGGCGGCGGTGAAGGAGCGGCTTGCCTGCACGGCCGCCGACTGGTTGCCGGGGCTCTTCCCCGAGGCCCGGCTTGCGCGGGACCGTCGATCCTTGCGCTGCGCCGACCTCTCCGGGCGCCCGCCGCGCAAGGAGGGCTCCTGCACCATCCATCTCGACGGGCCCTATGCCGGCTGGGGCTTCGACTACGCCACCGGCGAGCGGGCCGGCCCCATCGACCTGATTGCGCAGGCGACCGGCCTCTGTGACGGCGCGCTCTTCGACGAGGCGGCGCGGCTCGCAGGGATGGACCATCCTGCGCCGCGGACAGCCCCGGCGTCGCCCATGCGCGCGCGGCCCGACCACTCGGCCGAGATTGCGCGGCTTCTCAGCGGGGCGGTGCCGCTCGCGGGCACACCAGGCGAAACCTACCTGCGCGGTCGCGGGCTTTCGGATCCCGGAACGTCGGAACTGCTGTTCCATCCCGACCTTCCGGACTTCGACAGTTGCCGGGGCTGGCCCGGCCTGATCGCGATCCTGCGGCTGCCGGGCGGGGAGCGCGCACCGGGCATCCACCGCACTTTCCTGCTCGACGACGGCAGCGCCAAGGCGCCCCCGGGCAAGAAGATGCTCGGCAGCGTGAAGGATGCCGTGGTCCGGCTCTTCCCGATGCCCGAGGACGGCCACATCGGCATCGCCGAGGGGATCGAGACCGCGCTCGCCGCGCAGGCGCTCTTCGGCACGTCGGTCTGGGCGGCGTTGTCGGCCGACGGCTTGGCGCGGTTCCAATGGCCCGAGGGCGCCCGGCGCGTCACCATCTACGCCGATGCCGGCGACGCCGGCCGCCAGGCGGCCGCGACGCTCGCGGACCGCCTGAACCGGGCGGACATCCCGAACGAGATCGTCGCGCCGCTCCATGGCGACGACTTCAACGACGACTTTCTGCGCGGCGCTCGCGCCGAGGATTACGCGCGCGAGACAGATACCGCAGCCGAGCCGCAGGCCGGAGATCCGGTCGAGCCGGAGACGGCTACGCCCATCGTCGCAACCTCCGACGATCCCGCGTCCCTGATCGCCGCGGCCGAGGCGCTGACCAATCCGCCCGAGTTCGAAGCCCTGTCCACGCTGCTCGGGCGCATCGCGCTGGCAAAGCTCGACCCGCTGCCCGAACGGCAGGTCATCGCGCGGATCAAGTCCGCGACCGGCATCGGCATGTCCGTCCTTACCCAACAACTGGCCGAGCTTCGCCGCCGCGTGAACGCCACCGGCGATCCGCACGCGCCGATCCCGAAGCCCGCCTGGTTCAGGCGTCTCCGGCTCGATCTCGCCGGCGCGCCCGAGCGCAATGAGGCCAACGTCATCGTTGCGCTGACCTCCGATCCGGCCTTCGCCGGCGTTCTCGCTTTCGACGAGTTCGGGCAGGAGATCGTGGTGCGCCAGCCGCTGCCGTGGGATTGTGCCATCGCGTCCCTCCCGCGCCCCTGGGAGGATGCCGACGACATCCGCACCGCCGAGTGGCTGCAACTGCGCGGTATCAACGTGGCGCCGGTGGTCGTGAGCCGCGCTGTCGGCGCCGTCGCCCGCGAGCTGCGCATCCATCCCGTCCGCGACTGGCTCGACACCCTGAAATGGGACGGCACGCCCCGGATCGAGACCTGGACCAGCGCCTATCTCGGCGCGGAACCCACGGCGTTCCATCACACCATCGGCGCACTCTGGCTGATCTCGGCCGTCGCCCGCATCTATCGCCCCGGCGTGAAGGCCGACCACATGCTGATCCTCGAGGGGCCGCAGGGCGCGCGCAAGTCCACCGCGATCAAGGTGCTGGCCGGCGAGGAATGGTTCACCGACGAGCTGCCGGAGCTCGGGTCGAAAGACGCCGCACTGCACATGCAGGGCGTCTGGATCGTGGAAATCGCCGAACTTGACGCCATCGGCCGCGCCGAGGTCTCGCGCATCAAGGCGTTCCTGACCCGCACCACCGACCGCTTCCGCCCGCCCTATGGCCGCTACACCGTCGAGGTGCCGCGCCAATGCGTGTTCGCCGGCACCGTGAACCCCGACACCTATCTGCGCGACGAGACCGGCAACCGCCGCTTCTGGCCGCTCCGCTGCGGCACCATCGACATCGCGGCGCTCGCCCGCGACAGGGACCAGCTCTGGGCCGAGGCCGTCCACCGCTTCCGCGCCGGCGCGATCTGGTGGATCGACGACCCGGCGCTGCTGGCCGAAGCCCGCGAGGAACAGGACCGCCGCTACCAGTCCGACGCCTGGGACGACCTGATCGGGCACTGGCTGACCCACGAGATCCGCACCGTCTCGGACGGTTTCCCCGACTACGGCAACTCCCGGACGGAGAGCGTTCCGCGCCCCGAGCCGCTGCGGGACGTGTCGGTTGGCGAGATCCTCGAGGAGGCCATCGGGCTCGAACCCGCCCGCTGGACCCGCGGCGACCAGATGCGCGTCTCGGCCTACCTCAAGGCGAACGGATGGCAGCGGTACCGCCGCCGCGACGAGGGCGGGCGCGAGGCACCGCGGGAGTGGCGGTATCGGCGAGACATTGCGGCCTGATGATCGTCCCTACGTCGAAGCAATTGACACTTCAGACGCTCTCCAATGGATTCTCTTTAGACTGCCAGGCGCAACTGCTGTGGGGCTTCTGCCCACTTCGAAGCCCGGTACTCTGACCATTCACGTTCTGCCATTGCGACATCCGAGATGACCAACGGTGCCTCGAGCTGAAGGACGTATGGGGCAGCCAATTCGCAATGGAAAGCTATCGGATAGATCGCGCCAGATTCCTCACGCGCAGGGTCGATGCTCACTATGGCGGTCACCTGAGAGGACCCTACAGGGTTTCCGGTCTTCACATTCCTCAGCGCCCCGATGGAGACCCATTCGGGCGATGCCAAGGACCGAAGCGGCTGCTGCGATTGGCAGACGAGCGCATAGTGCCTTGTCTTGCCGGGCGAATACCGGCTCGTGACCATCGAGCCCGATGGAATCTGGAAAGGCTCGCCATTTGCGCCGGTGGCTCGCGTCCACACAGCGATCTGATCGGGGCTCTCATCGTGTGCTTGCGCACGCGACTTGATTGGACTGAACGCGAGCATCGGCCGGCGGACCCGTTCGAACAGCGACGGCAGCGATGGAGCCACGTTGTTGCCAATGCCCCAGAGGAACACGCCACCATTCTGTCGTCGCTCTTGCTCCTTGCGAGCCAGGATTGCTTCGAAATCCTGCCCAGCTTCGGCACCGAACCTCGTCCAGCAAAACGCCCCAGGCAAAGGCATGATCACCTCCCTCTTGGTTTCGTTCATTATTCATGTATATTCATCTTCATGCAAGACCTGCGGGAAGCACTGGGCGATTTCATGCGAGAGCGCGGCTACACGCAGTCCGAAGTTGCACGTGCCCTCGGAGTGAGTCAGCCAAGTATTTCAAGGGCCTTGAAGAGAGGATCGACCAGGCTTGGTCCAGCGGCCAAGAAGATTCGCCAAGGTTTATTGGCGGCGGCTTCTGCCCCGGAGTCCACCAAGCCTCATCCTGAATATTTATCTATTCAGGATGAACGGGCTGGACTGAAGCGCATCACGGAACGGCTTCGGTCGCTTCCCGACATGGAGGCGGTTGCGCTGGACAAGATGCTGGCGGCGCTTGATGATTTTCTTGACGAATGGACTGGGGGTGACGCTTGAAGAGGACAGCTGAGAAGTTCAGGCAAGACCTTCGGACACTGGGTATATCCGGGCAGGCAGTCGATGCTGTTTGGCCAAGCTGGTGGAGCGATGAGGCGGAGCAGTCGAACTCGGCCCAGGTAGAGTTGCGCTTTACCGTTGCGCGCCGTCTGGGGCTTTCGCCGAAGTCGCTCCTCGGGGAGGAAGAACCGACTTTCGTCTGGAGGCACGAAGCAAAATTCAAGGGCCTTTCGACCTATGGAAGCAAGGAGCAGGCGGCCCTGTCGTCTTTCGGCATTTCCCTCGCGCGGATCCTGTCCAAGGGCGTCCGAGCGACTTCCGACGAGAGGGTAATTGGTCTTGATCCGCTTCGCCTGAGAGGAACCTTGCTCAGTGCATCACCCTTTGTGCGACTCCAGGATATTTGCGCGGCCTCGTGGGGGCTCGGCATACCGGTAATCCATCTCAGGGTATTTCCACTTTCCGCCAAGCACATGGTGGCGATGTCAGTCCGACATGGCGATCATTTCGCGATACTGGTCGGCAAGGACGCGAAGTACCCAGCACCGACGGCCTACCACGTCGCGCACGAACTGGGCCATATTGCCAGCGGCCATCTCGCGCCGAACGCGGCTCTGGTCGACATGTCCGAGCCGCTTGAGGAGAAAAGCCCGGACTCTGAAGAGCTCGAGGCCGACAACTTTGCTCTACGTCTGCTGACAGGCCAAGCCTCACCGCAGATCGAATTCGACCAAGGGCCGGCCAACGGCGCAGTGTTGGCGGCAGCGGTCATGCGCGCGGCTGAGGGCTCGAGGATCGAGCCCGGTACACTCGCCATGTGCTACGGCTACCAAGCGTCGGACTGGGCAACGACCTACGCAGCTCTTGCCAGGATCTACGAGCGACCCGACGATGTCTGGCGATTTCTTAACAGGATCGCGACACGCGAACTGGACTGGGAGGCGTATTCGGACGACGAAACGGAGTATCTGCGGGCTGTGATGGGGGGCGTCGAGCTTGGCTAACGCCCTTGTGGACAATGACCTCGTTGAAAAGATGGCCCGGTGGCAGTGTCTTGATCACCTTCCGCCATCCCTTTCTGTAGAACACGAGGCCGTCCTGGTCCTCGGCGCCTTGCGGTATGTCGTGGGTGCGAGGCTCAGCAGGACCCACGGCGAGCCTGTGTGCAGACCGCTCATGGAATTTCTCGACCTGGTGTCCGTTCTGGAGCCCACGGAGGACGAATTATCGCTGGCAGCGTCAATCGAGGAAATCTCGCTGGCGGAAGGCCTGGATATCGACGTCGGTGAGAGCCAGCTCTTCGCCGTGGCCATGATGCGCGCGGAAACGATGGTCGCCACGGGGGATAAGCGAGCCGTATGTAGCTGCGCCGAGATCGAGCCGGATTTTCCTGAGATTGCAGGGCTGCGGGGCCGGATAATCAGCACCGAGCAAGTGCTCGCGCGACTTCTCGGCCTCCTCGACCATAGAGCCGTTCGTGCACGGGTCTGCGCAGACAAGAGCGCTGACAAGACCGCCGAAATCTGCTTCTCCTGCTCCAGAGAAGATGTGCCAGTCGCGGACGTGCTATCGGCGCTCGAAAGCTACCAGAAGGACCTCGCCAAGCGATCGAAGCACTACACCTTGGCGAGCCTAGACATCTGAACGAAGAAAAACGGCGTAGGGCTCGCAGAGTTCCGCGGTCAGCTTGATGCTGATCGTCTTCTCTTGGCTCAGGTCGTTCATACGGAGCACCTCGTCGCGAACATTCAGGCAGGCCTTATCGACGCGGCCCTTGATGTATTGGTTGCCAAGCCGGCCGGCACTGCGGCCTACCGCAACTTCTGTCGCCGACAGAGGCAGTTCGAAGTCCGTCAGTGAAAGATCCTTGATGCAAAGAGCATATCGGGAGCCGACGGCATTGATGCCGGCCGGAACATCCTCCCAGAGAATACCGTCCCGCGAGAACTGACTCGCCCGTATCTGTTCGGCGAAGTGCTTGGATTCCATTGGCTGCATGCAGAGTACGATAGGCAAGCCGGCACTTGCATGCTCCTCCGCAAAGGGTTGGACCATCGTCATAGGGTGGCAAGTGTTGCCTCCATAGCCCCACAGCGCATAGCCTTCGTCATCAATTTCCTTCTGCTTGCGCTTGATGATGTCCTCCAGCGGCTCGTTCGCGTGCGTGCCGACCTTCATGAACAGGATGCCAGCTCCGGGCTTGAGGATCTCGTTCACTCTTTCCCCTCCAACAACTCTAGTTTGTATTCCGACTCTTGGGCTTCTCCATAATTCAGAGCCTTCAGCTCCCGTACATACCGTACACGCGGGATCTTCGCACGACCGTAGAAGTTCTCCAACCGCTGCTGGTCTGTCACTGGCCGGCTGTCACGTTCCGACGAATTGCGCGGCCTTGAGCGAAAGAGCAGATTGCACGACTTTAGGTCCGGCGCATCGTCTAGGTGGTAGACATGCAACTCGGGCTGCATTCGCGCAACGAAGAAGCCGCGCCTGGACGCGTGCTGCTGCACCTCGGCCAACACCTCCTGCGGCCAATCAAGATCACTGTCGTCGGCGATTACAACGAGCCCTTCGCCGCAATTGCTGATTGCCTCCACACCTCGGTCGACGAAAAGGTTTATGCTTTCGCCGCTGTTGTACTGTCCCCACGGTGGATTGGTATAGAAGCAGTCGAAATCAGGTAACCTGTCCGGGATTGCGTCCAACACATTGTACAATTGCGCGTCGAGATTTTCGATACGCTCTTTGTCGGCGAACCGTTTAATGGCATTGACAATCCTTTCGTCGAAATCGAGGACCACCGTTTTCGATGGACCATAGGAAAGCACGCCGCGGCTGTGCATGTAGGCGACACACACGCTGATGGCGTCACCGTCTCCGATGAATACAAGCCGCTTTCCATCCGCCCACCGAGCTACAAATTCGCTCTGCATGACCATGTCGCCGGCCTTCATATAGATTTGGTCAAACTGTCGGATCGGCCGTGGTCGGTTCCGAATGACGTCAGACACGGCATTTAGAGCGCGCTTCAGGTCGATTTCCGGCATTCGTGACTCGCTAAAGTATCTGTGTTGTGAAACTGCAGACCATGATGCACGCGGGCTTGCCTTGGGCAAGTGGCCAGCCAGCAAGAAAGACGTCCGGTCGGTCGAAGCTCCTCACCGTGCCCCGCCAAGTGCGTAACCTGCCGCCTTCATCTGCGCTACTACGGCTTGTGGTCCCAACCTCCCCGTGGTCCCAACCCTGTCCCAACCTCCCGAGGGGGTTGGGGACACGAAAAGCCGTTCAAAAACAACGGTGTCCCCAACCTAACCCGGTGGTCCCAACCTTTTGCTACACATTCATGTGGGAGAACGGAAAAGGTCGGGAACATGCTTTTCTATACGAAAAGAGAAGGACCCCCGTTGGGGACACCGAGGTTGGGACCACATCCGGTCAAGTCATTGGACTTGAACGATAAAGGGCTGTCCCAACCCCCTCGAAGGTTGGGACCACGCGTTCGGAGGTTGGGACCGGGACGGGCAGCGCGTCGATCTTCGCCGGCCGCGCCGTCCCTGGTCGTTTTCGCTTTGGCCGACAACCGCCGGATGCTAAATTCTGCGGTGACCGAAGCCGAAGGCCCACAGCTTGTGAGCCTTCACGATGAACACACAGATCCCCGCACAGGACATCCGCCCCGAGCCGGGCGCGATCAACCGGTCCTGCATCCTCGCCCTCGATCTCGGGACCACGACCGGCTGGGCGCTCCGCAGCCATGACGGACTGACCACCAGTGGCACGGTCAGTTTCCGCCCCGGCCGCTTCGATGGCGGGGGCATGCGCTACCTGCGCTTCACGAACTGGCTGACCGAACTTGATCGGCTGTCAGGACCCATCGCCGCGATCTGGTTCGAGGAGGTGCGCCGCCACGCCGGCACTGACGCGGCCCACATCTACGGCGGGCTGATGGCAACCCTGACCTCGTGGGCTGAGCTGCGCGGCGTTCCCTACCAGGGCGTTCCGGTCGGCACGATCAAGCGCCACGCTACCGGCAAGGGCAACGCGCCAAAGGAGGCGATGATCGCCGCCGCGAGAGCCCGCGGGTTTTCACCAGCCGACGACAACGAGGCCGACGCGATCGCCATCCTGCACTGGGCGATCGAGACGAACGGAGGCCTGGGATGAGGTGGTACCCGAAAGGCTACGGCGGCACGCGCCGGGATCCCGACGAGGTGAAGCGCGATGGCTGGCATGACGAGGGTGTGCTCGCCGTCTCCGTCGACGACTACCGGCTGACCTGGCCGGAGCGCGAGCTGGTGCGTCAGATCGGAGAGAAGCTGTACGGAAAGCGGCAGGAGGACGAGTCTCATGCGTGAATGGACAACTGCCCGGGTTCAGGACCGCCTCGAACTGGCCGCCGACGTGTTTGCGCAACTGCCGGCCGTGAAGCCGCAGGGCTATTTCAACGCCTGGCCCGAGTATTTCCACACCTTCGCGGATCAAGTCGGTCAGGAGCCTCAGATGCGTCGGCCGCGGCCGAGCCCGCGGCAGATTACAGAAGCCGAGGAAGCGATGCTCTGGCTGCGGTGGCTCGAGAAGGACGACGCACGGATCGTCTGGCTGCGCGCGAACCGGACACCATGGAAGAAGATCGGCTGGGAGATCGGGCTAAGCCGCCCGGCCGCCAATCGCCACTGGCAATACGGCATCGCCCTGATCACTTGGCGGCTCAACGGACGGGTGCCATCCCGCAAGCGATCGAAGCGCTTCATGGTCGAGAATGCCGACCGGCTGTCAAGACAAATCGTCATGTGAGACGATTTTCGAGGAGACACCAGAAAGGGTTCACCGCACCCCGGCTGAGACCTACAAACGGGATATACTCGGGAGAGGCGCGCGCGGGACGCTCCGCCGCCGCTGGCTTCCCGGGGTCCAAAGCGGGGTCCAGCAGGGGTCCAGGCCGCCAAGTCTTTGTTTTCCGGTTCCTTTTCGGGCCGGAACGTATGCTGGCGGGCTTGGCTCGGCATTTCGCCTGCGACAGGGCCGGATTTTTGGGAAGCCACCGGAGTCCAGCGTCCAGCCGAGACGCCCTGAAACCCTCGTGAATTCAAACATCTGACCGGCCGCGCCGGGTGGATGCCCCGCGGATGCCGGAGTCCAGCCGGGAGCCAGGGCATCCACCCCGGTGGAGTCCACCCGCGGGGAGGCCAGCCCCTCGGCTCCAACGCTATCGACAGGATCACGCATGACGCTGAGCTTCGCACCGGAGCGGATCGAGATGTGGCCGCTGGCCAAGCTCCAGCCCTATGCCCGCAATGCGAAGCAGCACGGCGCGGACCAGGTCGCGAAGCTGGCCGCCAGCATGGCCGAGTTCGGCTGGACCGTGCCGTGCCTCGTGGGCGAGGACGGGGAGCTGATCGCCGGGCACGGGCGGGTGCTGGCGGCCGAACAGCTCGGTCTGACCGAGGCGCCAGTGATCGTGCTGGGGCACCTGACCGAGGCGCAGCGCCGGGCCTATCGGATCGCGGACAACCGACTGGCTGAATCGCCATGGAATGAAGAGCTGCTCTCGGCCGAGCTGCAGGACCTGCTGGCGGACGACTACGACCTGTCGTTGGTCGGGTTCTCGGACGGCGAGCTCGACAAGCTGCTGGCCTTCGATCCGGACGGGGGCGGTGAAGAAGAGGGTGGCGCCGGGGGCTCCGTGCCCCCGGTGACCATCCCCGAACCGCCGCGCAACCCGGCGTCCCGCACCGGCGATCTGTGGATCCTTGGCGACCATCGCCTTCTCTGCGGCGACAGCACCAGCCATGATGACGTCCGCCGCCTGATGAAGGGTGAGCGCGCGGTGCTGTTCGCGACCGACCCGCCCTACCTCGTCGATTACGACGGCTCGAACCATCCGACTCGGAACAAGGACTGGTCGCAATCCTATGGCGTAACCTGGGACGACAGCTCTCAGGGGGCCGAGCTCTACGACGGCTTCATCGCCGCCGCCGTCGCCGAGGCGATCACCGAGGATGCGGCCTGGTACTGCTGGCACGCCTCGCGCCGACAGGCGATGCTCGAGGCCTGCTGGGAGAAGGCCGGCGCCTTCGTCCATCAGCAGATCATCTGGGTGAAGGACCGCGGGGTTCTGACCCGGTCGCATTACCTCTGGAAGCATGAGCCCTGTTTCATGGGCTGGCGCCGCCCGAACCGCCCGCCGAAGGTGGCCGAGGAAACGCTGCCCTCGACCTGGGAGATGCCGTCCTTCGCGAAGGACGAGCGCCCCGACCACCCGACGCCGAAACCGCTCGACGCCTTCGGCATCCCGATGCGCCAGCACGTCGCCCGCGGCGGGCTCTGCTACGAGCCCTTCTCGGGCTCCGGCTCGCAAATCATGGCGGGCGAGGCCAACGGCCGCCGCGTCTTCGCAATGGAAATCAGCCCCGCCTATGTCGATGTCGCCGTCGAACGCTGGCAGGCCGACACGGGGCGCGAGGCAATCCTCGATGGCGACGGTCGGACCTTCGCCGAGGTGAGAACCGAGCGGCTCGGCAACAACGCCGGCGCCCCGGCCGATACGCCGGACACGGACGCCGCCCCCGAACCCGCGCGAAAGCGCAAGACCGCCGCGTGACATGCATGACCTGGCTTTACCTTCCTCCGGAGACGCTTCCGGGGCCGGAGACGCATGCCTCTTCGGCCTCTCCCTCTGCTCCGGCGCGGGCGGGCTCGACCTCGGGCTCGCCATCGCCATCCCCGGATATCGTGCTGTGGGCCATGTCGAACGGGAAACCTACGCCGCAGCCACTCTCGTGGCGCGGATGGAAGACGCGTCCCT